TGTTGTACCTGAAAGTATACCTACATTATATACTTCATTTTCACAAACATCAATATAAAAATATTGGCCAAAGTTTTTAATAATATTATCACGATTCCATGGTTCATCTTTAATCATGATTGCTTCAGATTGTGCAATGATACCTTCAGTTCTACTACCAAATGTTTTTTGTAGATATTCACTCGGATTTTTTTGAAAGATTACATCACGAACATCAGTTGTGATAACATAACGATAAAGTGCTCCGTTCCATTTTAAGAAGTTATACACATGCAAAAACCTTTGCATATGAATCATCTGTTTGGTTTCATTTTTTGCTTTGATGACTTTTACACCAACTTGTTCAACCTGTTCCACTGTATGTGGATCTGGATCAATAGCAACTAATACGATATCACCATCAAAACCAGTTTCTTTGATTGAGTTGATCCAAGGCTTCAATAAATCAAACTTATAGTTTGAATAAGCACCAATAATTAAATCTTTCGCCACGGATATTCTCCATTCATTTTTTGTTTCATCATTTCATTACCATGAATAAAGAAGCTATCTTGTACCGAATCTGCTCGGCTAGCTACTCTATAGTTTACTGTATATTGACCATTCGTTCCAAATCTTGGATATTTACCCATCATATGAGTTGAAAGAATTCTGTCAACTTCTGGTTGTTCAAGCGGGTGTCTTGCTCTACGATACCAATAAGGAGAGAATGTTAATGCCGCAAGTTTTGGAATCATGTAACAATTCACATCGACAAAATAATCACCCAATACTGACTTCCAACCACCAAGAGATTCACAATCATCATTACATATGTATGTTCCTTCTTGTGATACAATTTTACGCAGAGAATATGCCCACTGATTGTCCTGTTTAATTACATCAACGAGAGATTCAATATGGTTATCTTCATACCAGTTATCTTGGTCCAGGAAGCACAGGAACTCACCCTCTGCAATGTATGTCATTGCACCATAAATTCTATGTCCGTTGTATTGGTCGTAGCCTGTATTGTATGGTAAAGAGAAAGCTGTGGAACGTGTTGCGCCTTCCATCAACTGTGTGGCTTTGACACCATACTTATCAAAGCCATCTACAACAACAAGGTGTTGTATATTTTTGTACGTCTGTCTGTCAATTGACCTCAAAACATCATTTAATTGGTCACTAGCCGTAGTTGGCGTAATGACCGTCACCAAAGGATCCATATTAACTCCGAGTCAGTTTGAGAATTTTCTGTATTTGTGATTCTATCACAGGTTTACGATTAGGCCAATAGATGTACTCTTTGTCTGCCGTTTTAAGTAACTTGGTTAAGAATGGAATAATCATCTTTTCCACTTCTGCAAGTTTAGTCTTGTATGCTTCGGCAGTCTCGGCAGTATCGTTAATGACCTTGTTATAGTCATCTTCAGATACAGCAGAAAAGCCGAAATCATCCGATTCATCAAACTCGGCAAGTATTTTTTGTATGTCTTTATCTAGTGGCATTTTAGATTAATTTAAACATTAATGGACCTGCCTCAACATAGTTACGCATGTAAGGAGAATAAACCTTTCCCGCCTTCGTAACTCTAGAGGCCGCTTCAACTTTGGTTCTTATTTGCAATATCAAATTATTTTTACTTTCGGAACCAGCATATATTTTAACAATCGGATCACCTGTTGTACTGAAAACAGCTTTTAAATTGCTTTTCTTTAGTTGATCTGAATATATTCTAATGAAATCTTTATTGAATTGCAATTGTTTGAAAGCCCGCCCCTCAAGTTTTACAAGTTCAATGGACTTGTCACCTCTTGTTGCACCCTCAAAAACAAGTTTGGAAAAATTTGTAAAGAAAGCGGAATCTTTTGCTGATATTTTTTTCTGTATTTGTGATGCGGCATCTTTATATACAACACCGGCAGCCGCCTTTAGCATATCTTTAAATGCGTTCAACTTAACGTCATCTCGACTAGAAAACATTTTTGTTTTATCGTAATATTCTAGTGCTTTGTTATATTTCTTTTCTAGAGCTTTAATATCCAAGTCAAGAATATTTTCCCATAAAGCCTGCTGTTTGATAAAATCATCACCTGAAACTTGTGCGAATTGTTCACCGCCAGCAACTTTCAAAGAAATTTGCCTCTTATATGGTTTTCCATTTATTGTAATTTTAATATCTGCTTTTGTACCTTTTTGGTCACCGACACCATCAGAAATGATATCAATTTTATCCATTTGGCCGTTCATTGCAAATTCTAAAACTTCATCTTTCCATGTTTTTTCGACATATAAGATTGCCGAATCATATAGATCATCCACTTCATTTCTACTAGATTTATTAGATAAGAATTCTGCGGCCGCAGTAGGTAAATTAATTGAAAAGTTGACAATATCCATGATTGTCTGACCCTTCTTTGCGGCCAAATCTTTAGCTTCATAGCTAACCAATTTGGCCTTCTTGAAAAAATCGTCCAAGACTTTATTGACCATAACTTTTGTCACCTCGACATTGGGGTCTTTTAATGTCTTGGGACGATTGATGAATTTTGCAGTAAGTGTTGCACCAAGAATACCCTCGGCAACATCACCTCTGTTATATTTTTGTGTGGCCATTTTGTTTCAAATAAAATTATTTAGTTACATTTTAAAACCACTAAACTTATTTTTCTTTTCACGGTCACCGAAAGTGTTTAGTGGTTTGTCCTGTTTACCTGCATCTGCGATACCGACTTGTGCAGTTTGTTCCACATCATATAACTTCATCTTGGCTCTGTCAATACCCAACACAAATCTTTTGTATGCTGTTGGATCGGAGTAACGGTTTTTCAACTGTTTCACCATAATTTGATTCATTCCTTCCAGTTCTTCAGAAGAAATCAAAGCGAACATCAAGTCTGCGGTTGCTGGCAAACCAAAAGATTCACTTGTGTCCTCGAGGCCTGGGTCGGATGAAGTAAATCCGCTTCTAGTAGTCTGCGTAGCAGATACGATTGGGACTCCGAATTCAACTGCAAGACCTCGCAATTCTTCAGCAATTGCTTTGACGTATGTATAGGAGTTAACATTGGCTCCCGCTTTGAGCCTTGAACTACAGCATATATTAAGGTAATCAATAAAAATAATATCAGGAACAAAGTTCCTCTTGAGATGTAGTTCATTCAATAGTGTCCGAAAATGTGTGGATGATGCAGTTGCAGTTGGATATTCTTTGATGATAAGTTTACCAACGGTCATTTCTTTAACACGTTTGACCTTCTTGTCGTACATGTCCTTTGGTAAGTTTACCAAATCATCAACAGTAACATTCAATAGGTTTGCGTCTATTCGTTCGGCGATTTTTTCTTCGGCCATTTCAAGTGTGATGTACAAGACGTTTTTACCTTGTGACATACAACCAGCGGCAACATGACACATAAAGAGAGACTTACCCACGCCAGTTCCGGCAAGAGCGATGTTGAGCGTTTTGGCAGGAAGACCGCCCTTGGTGATTTTGTTGAAGTATTCGAGGTCGAATGGGATTCGTTCCTCTTTTCTGTGGTAGAATTCGAATCGTGCATCAGAGTCCTCCAAATAATCGTGACCAATCGAGCTATCGAAACTTACAGCCAAAGCGTCAGATAGAATCTTTGGTATCGCACCTTTGTCAGCGGTTTTATTCTTTCCGTCAAGGATTGAAATTGAATCAAGGACTGCAAGGTAGATTGCTTTCTCTTGGCAAAATTTCTCGGTTTTATCAGTGAGCCATTCAACCTTAGGTTCTTCTTGTTTAAAGCTATCAATCTCAGCGAGATACGATTCACACTTTGCCACTTCCTCATCTGTGAGATTTCGCCTTTCTTTGATGGCCAATCCAATTGCTTCAACAGTTGGTGTGCCATTGTAAGCCTCAACGAAACTGGAAATCTCACTGTATATTGTTTTCTCTGCTTTATCACCGAAATATTCTCCTTTAATAAAAGGTAATACTTTCCTTAAATAGTCCTCATTACGAATCAGATTCCTCAGAATAGTCTGTTCCAGCTTCATCAACAATTCCCTTTTCCATATTTTGTTCCATGATACTCACCAACAAATCACCAATGTAATTCTTAAACTCGGAACTTTCTTCAAGTTCCTTTTTGTCGAGAGTAGTCTCTA